ACAGAAAGAATATTTCATTATAGATAGAGAGACAGGTATAGGTATATGGAGAAATAACGATGTACCTAATGATATCCATGAGGATTCAGAGACTATTAGCTGGGCTGAATTCCAAGAGTTCAGGATGAATCCAGGATTAATAATTCTAGATACAGTCACTGCCTTACAGCATATATACAAACTAATATAAATATAACTATGCCAGAGAGTAATTGGAGTAAACACACAGGTCTTAAAGATCCTACCTGCGCCTTGAAATTTGGGTGGAGTACTATACGTTTAAGCGAAGGTACAACTAATGGGTGTCATCGTACCGATTCAGATGAAATTATAGACTTTAAAGATTTTCATAATACACCTGTAAAAGTAAAAACTAGAAAGGAAATGCTGGCTGGTGTATGGCCTAAAAATGGTTGTGAGTACTGCCATAAGATAGAAGATGCTGGTGGGATTTCTGATAGAATGCAATCGAATAATTCCCCCAAAACTGAACATTTTAGTACAAATTCTTGTACAATGTTAGAAGTATATTTCAGTAATTTATGTAATCAAGCGTGTGTATATTGCAGCCCTGAATATAGTTCAACATGGGAAGCTGAACATAAAAAATTCGGTTTGGAAACAGATATAATGCCATGGGCTAAAGAGTTTCTATCTGATAAGAATAATTATAAAAGAATACTGGCAGAGTTTTGGGAATGGATGGAAGACAATCATCAAGGGTTAGTTAAATATAATATACTTGGTGGAGAACCTTTCTATCAGCCGGAGCTAGAACAGAATTTAGATTTTTTTGAGGACCACCCAATGCCTAATTGTGAATTAAGTATATTCACAAACCTAAAGGTTCGTACTAAAAAATTTGTTGAGATATTAGATAGATTAAGATTGTTAGAAGCTACAAATCATATAGGTAGAGTACGTATTGTATGTTCTATTGATTCATGGGGTGATTCATTCGAATATATTCGATGGGGTGGTCACATGGATGAGTGGCTAAGAAACTATGAAACATTAAAACAATACGATTTTGTTGTACCTGAAATACATATGACAATCAATGCTCTATCAATAAAACAAATGCCTGACTTAGTAGAGTTACTTAATAATTATTCTTATACATACGTATCGGCTAACTTCGTGGTGTGGCCATTTCATATGGCACCTGATATATTCCCTAAAGGATTTTTTAAAGAAGACTTTGCAAGATTATATAAAGCACTAGATGAAGGTTTTCATTACAAAGAAGATCTCGATATCTTTAAAGGATATGAGAAGTCACTAGATAACACACAAGTTGATTATGCAAAATTAACTAAATTAAAAGAAGATCTAACCGCAATCGATTTAAGAAGAGGTTGCGATTGGAAGAAAACATTCCCATGGCTAGATGAATATGATATCCCCAACATTCTGTCCGTTACCATTTAATCATATATTTATTCACCCTACAAGTAGAGCTGGAGTATGCTGTGCTTATTCTAGGGGTTATAACGATAAAGATAAAACACAACATGGTGGTAAATTTTTGCCTTTAATAGGTGAATATGATAACCTAGAAGATCATCTTAAACATCCATATATAAAAGATGTACAACAGAAAATGTTAGCCGGAGAAAAGGTATTTGGGTGTGACCGATGTTATTTTGAAGAAGAACACGGAATACAAAGCTTACGCCAAAAAGAATTAGAACTGCTGAATTCACCATGGGGATATGATTCGATTATACCTAATCTTACTAATCCAAAACTAAATTATATTGAAGTTACCTTTGGAAATTTTTGTAACTTAGCATGTAGAACTTGCAATAGTGAACTTAGTCATAGCTGGATAGAAGATAATGAATTACTTAAACAACATGGACTTAGATCATATTCAACAACAGAAAGATTAAATTTAGGAAGAGACTGGAAAGAAGATGACTTTAAAGATTTAGAATATCTTAAAATATCTGGTGGTGAACCAATGCTACATCCGGATTGGTTTAAATTTATAGATAAAATTGAACCTTCTAATATAGAAATGTTTATATTTACAAATGCTAGTTGGATACCTAAACAAAGACATCTTGATATATTACAAAAATTTAAAAGATGCCAAATATTTTTAAGTATAGATGGTACAGGAACAGTACAAGAATATATGAGACATAATTCTAATTGGGATATAACAGAAAAAGCCACACATGATTGGTTAGAATTTATGAGGTATAATGATAATATACAAATTTCTTGGGCACCAACCTGGTCATTAATGAATGTAAACTATTTTATAGAAACATGTAAATGGTGGAATGATATTACAAGTAAAATTCTAGGTGATACGGCTAGTCATTGTGGATTAATTAAAACAAATTTTTTATATGGTCCAGATGAATATCAGATAGCACATCTTCCAAAAACAAATCTATTACAAATAAAAAATGATCTTATAATTTATGCTGCTGAAACATCTCATAATGAAATAAGAATTATGACAGAGTCTTTAATAACATTTATAGATAATATTAAAGGATCAACACACAAAGAAGAGTATTATAACATTACAAAAGTTTTAGACAAATCAAGAAACCAATCAACAGAACAGATGATGCCAAAAACATATAAGGCTATGTACATTGAGACTATATTATGATATAATATATCTAATATAGATATAACTAGGATACTATGAATACAGAACAGATACTTGAGATGTGGAAGAATGATGGCCAGATCGACGAATTAAAATTAGATGATACTACTATAAGGATGGCACGAATCCATTCTAAGTACTTAGAGTTACTTACCATTGCGAAGATGACACGTAAGAAGTATGACTTAGAGTATAAGACATTGCTTAAAGATAAATGGCTTTACTATAATGGTAAACTATCTAAAGATCAGATAGATGCATTTAAGTGGCAGTACGATCCATTCGGTGGATTAAATAAACCTCTTAAAGGTGATATGAATTATTATTATGATGCTGATACAGATATCCAAAGATCACAGGCATTATTAGAAGTACAAAAGATTCAAGTGGAAACTATTGAAGAGATCATGAGTACTATAAGATGGAGACATCAGAACATTGGTAACATTATAAAATGGAGAAGTTTTGAAGCAGGTGTATGATAGAAAAATTAACGGTACAGACTAAAGATGCTGCCTATATGTATGTTGATTGTGATGATAAAGGTATCATACATGAGCTAGCAGAGTACTTTACATTCTTTGTCCCCGGCTATAAGTTCATGCCACAATTCCGTAACAAACTATGGGATGGCAAACTAAGACTACTCAACCTACGTGACCAATCTATATACAGTGGTCTATACAAACATGTTTGTACATTCTGTGCAGAGCGAAATATACAAATAGAAATTCTACCTCATGACATATTTAAGTCTGAGGCTAACCTTCCTGGTGCACATCAAGAAGTTGATATGTCTTTTATAGATGAGTTTGCATTACCATTCCCTCCAAGAGATTACCAGTTAGCTGCAGTAAAACATGGCTTAGAAAATAAACGAGCGTTGATGGTAAGTCCTACAGCCTCAGGTAAATCTTATATAATATATCTTATGATGAGATACTACTTAGACTCTAACTATGATCATATCGCTGATAAGGTATTATTGATTGTACCTACCACAAGTCTTGTTAAACAAATGGTGGGTGACTTTGCTAAGTACTCAGAGAATGATGCAATGTTTGATGCAGAGAATATGTGTCATGAGATTATGGCTGGTAAAGATAAAGGGCATAAGACTAAAAAGATCTATGTCTCTACATGGCAGTCTATATACAAAATGCAAAAAGGATATTTCCAACAGTTCGGTATGGTTATAGGTGATGAGGCACACGGATTTAAAGCCAAGTCATTAACAAGCATATTGACGAAGTGTTCGAATGCAAATTATAGGTATGGTTTAACAGGTACACTAGATGGTACACAAACACATAAATTAGTTTTAGAAGGTTTGTTTGGACCACATATTAATATCACAACAAGTAAAGAACTCATTGACCGTGGAGATCTTGCTAACATATCAATCGATATACTATTGCTTAAACACAAAGAAGAAGATTGCAAAGAAGTGTGTAAGATGAAGTATCAAGACGAGGTGGATTGGATTGTTACAAGTCAAAAGCGAAATAATTTTATACGTAATCTTGCCATAGATCTAAAGGGTAACACATTAGTATTGTTTCAATATGTGGAGAAGCATGGTGAACCTTTGTTTAGATCAATCAATGATGCAGTAGATGATAAGAGAAAAGTATTCTATGTCAGTGGTAAGACACCTGCGGACACGCGTGAAGAGATAAGAGCTATAACTGAATCAGAGTCTAATGCTATACTAGTATGTTCTTATGGTACATTCTCTACCGGTATCAATATAGTTAACCTACATAATATTATATTTGCCTCTCCATCTAAATCTCAGATAAGGGTACTACAATCTATTGGTAGAGGATTAAGAAAATCTACATTAGATACTAAGATATATGACATTGCAGATGACCTACATTGGAAATCTAATAAGAATTATACACTCAACCATGCCGCGGAACGCGTCAAAATATACTCTAAAGAAAGGTTCAAATTTAAGATGCACGAAATTAAATTGTTATAAATAGTATTATGAACGACAAACCTTACCAAGAACTTTCAGATATACCGGTTAAACTATTCAAACTCATCTCTGGTGAGACTATAGTTGCATACACACATGATCTAGATGATGAATCTGCTGGTGCACATATTGGTATAGAAGAACCAATGAAGGTATTGATTGAAGAGGATAACCATTATATCATGACTCCTTGGTTACCATTTGCTGATGCTAAATTTCATGTCCTCGATGATTTTAATATTATGATTACTTCAGAGGTGAATGATGATGTCAAGGCCCATTACATGAAAATAATCTTAGATGAGATAGAAACAGATAGTGAAAGAATAGCTGATAGGATGAGAACTATGAAAGGTAACGCCACCACTCATTAATATACTGTCCCTCCGCAGAGATACTCTCTTATTATATCATACTTTCACCGCAATGTACACACTTAACCGCAAATAAATATGGAAATAACATCAAATGCTGCAGATAAAGTAGCCGGAATGAAGTCCGGGCAAGAACATCTACGTGTTTATATCACAGGTGGAGGATGTTCAGGTTTTAATTATGGTTTTATATTAGATGAGAAGATGATAGACGGTGATTTTAGTCTTGAGAAGAATGGTATGGAAGTACGTATTGATCCAATGAGCTATCAATACTTAGAAGGAATTACAATTGATTATTTAGAAGATCTACAAGGATCACGGTTTAGTGTGACAAACCCACAAGCAAAAACAACATGCGGATGCGGCTCATCTTTTAGCGTGTAAGTATGTACATTTGAGCTTTATATGATATAATGTATACAACATGGAGAAAGTTATGACTGAAAAAATTAAACCTAGAGACAAACCCCATTACGTAAACAATAGGCAGTTTAGTTATGCTGTAGTT